CCTGTGCATACACCCGTCACAGACTCCGGGATTCTCTGAGTCAAACTTCACGCAGGGGTATGGCCCCTTGATCTCGGCCAGCTTCTGGTGCATGCGCTCGTGTGGGTATGGGTGCAGGTCAGATAACCAGATCACCGCCTTCTCAACATCGTTGCACTTCTGTGCAATGCTCAACCAACCACGCCACAACGGTTCCATACCATCTTCTGTTGCGTTCTCCGCGTAGTGCCGAAGCTGCTCACAACCTGTGCCATCGCGGGTTTTCTTGTAGATATTCTTGAACAGCGTGACACTGTTCTCAAACAGCTTGACCGTGGTGGGGGTGTGGGGTGCGTCAGGGCGCTGGCCGGGTAGTGCAAGGGTTGTGGTCTGCTGTCGTGGCAGCATCGGCATCGACCTGAGTTGGCTCTCAATGTGCTGGGCCAAGTCTTCAAAGTCGAACGTGTCACCCTCGGCTAGTATGCGCACCGGTCGCGGCGTAGCGTACTTGGCCTTGTTGTTGTACGTGCCGGGGAAGCGCAGTACTCGGGCAGAGTCAGCGGTCACCGTCATGTCAATGCTCAAGCCTTCTTGCTTACACAGGCGCTTGAGGTTCTCTGCAACGGGCTTCCATTCCTCAACAGCCACGTCCTTGGTGAACGGCCAGTAACAGTGCAAGCCGCCGCCTGAGTCCACGATGTACGGGGTGCCAAGCAAGTCCAGACCCGTCTTGACCATGAAGTCGTTGAGCGACATTGCCGCTGCCTTCTTGGTGTCGTAGCCGTCCATGTCAATGAACAGCGACCGGATGGATCGTGCGTTCTCGGCTGTGCGCTTGCCTTTGTTCTCGAACGTGGACAACGCGAAGTAGATGTCCTTCTTGTCGCCCCACTTAGCTACGGTAGCGGATAGTTCCTCCAGATGTTCAACAAAATTGTGCTCCTTCTTTTTTGTAGTTAGCTCTGCCGCACAGTACAACCCATTATCCGGGGACGGCAAAACAACCGCTAGAAATTCAAGCGGGTTCATGTGTATCCTCGGTTGGGTTATTTGAACAGGTCGAGCTGGCGTTCGTCTTGTACAGGGTATGCGTGTTCTGATGCAACTGCCGTGAAGCGGCGCAACAATTCAATCTGCCAATCCAGTGGTGCACCCATTGGGTTGTCGTCCACATACATAGCAAAGTACTTGATGAGTTCTTGGTTGCTCAGGGTGCGAGGTCGTAGTGCTGACATATTTTTCTCCATGCTTCGTCTGCTGTTTTGGATGACTTGAGGTAGGTGAGCATTGTTTCAACTCGGTGTTCGTAGGCAACAAAAATTTCACCGCCTTCAAACCAGTTGTAAACAGTCTGCCGTGACACGCCCAATGCTTTTGCAATACGCACAACTGAGAAGTTGAGATGCACTGCCCAGCGCCCAAGCTGATTGCCCGGGGTTTTTGGTGCACGCATGATTGCGTCGATTGTTTTTTGTGAGTAGGCCATGTTGCGGGGGCCGAAGCCCCCTCCTCCTAGTTATTCATCGTCCCAATCGGACACCAGATCAGCCAGCTTGCCCTTCTTGGCAGGCACGGCAGAACCCTTGGCGGCTTCCTTGCGAACTTCAGGTTCAGCACCATCGTCCTCGGCCACAGGTTCGGCTTTGGTTTTTGCTTTGGCTTTCTCAGCTTTATCCGCAATCGGCTCGTACGCAGGTGCGTCTTCTTCTTTGGTCAAGTCACCCATTGGGCGTGTGCCACCAATAGACATCTTCGGTGCATTGGGCTTGACACCATCACTCTGCGCCACGGTCATGACCACGGCACGCTTGGCATCATCGGACTCGGCTTGCTCCTTGATGATCTCGTACTCGTCGTCAGTCAACCAGCGTGTAGGTTTGAAGAACAGCTTGGGAGACTCGGCCTTAGTATCGAAGCGCATCTCAGTGACGATCTGCTCAGGATTGACCGGAGGATTCTGCGCCGCCAAGTAGCGTGCATAGGCTTGTAACGGACGCTTGTCACCTTCTTCCTTACCAAACACCGAAGTGGCTGGCAGGGTCAACTGCATCACATCCCCTGACGGGTTGTTGGCCAGCACAACAGCAAGGCGCTGTTGGTAGCGGCAAGCACGGCTATTACCTTGGCCAGAACCCGCGATGTTCTTCGGGCAGGTCATGCAGGTATCGGCTTGCTTGTTCTGTGCAGAAGCGTCAGGGCGTTCGCCATCGTTGCTCCAGCAGTCAGGGCCGGTGATGTTGTCGGCATCGTAGGAGGCAACGTAGAAGATGCGGCTGACCTTGGGGGCAGCTTTCACAATGATGATCTCCAGATGGCGGTCATCAATCGCGGCAACTTCCTTGCCACCAGCTACCAGACGGAACACGCCGCCTTTGATAGAGATGCGCTTGGTGTTGGATACGCCGCCGCCTGTGAGGGCTTTGGCTGTGTCGGACAGTTCGTTGTTACGAGCGAATGCAGGTACGTTTGCGGGGGAGAAAAGCGTTATGTTTGACATATAAAACTCACTTGGTTGGTTTGGTGATACGGATTTCAAACTCAGTGTTTGAATTTAATCCCGGAGGTACAACCCCCGGGTTCTCTTCAAGGAAGGTGGCCATGTTGGTTTGAGCGATGCGCTTCTCCAGCAGATCGACTACGCCGTGCTCAAGGATGAACTCCTTAAACGACGACCAGTCCTGCGTGTTGTAACGCGTCTTCGTCATCATGGATACCGTCCCAAAGGGACTCTTTACAGATGAGACACCGAGTGCCTTCATCTGGTCTTTGATAGCGAACTTGATTTCATCTTGTTGCGCTTTGAGTAACTCCACCTTGGTGTCGTACTCTTGTGTCAGCGTGTCGATCTCCAGCTTCATTTTGCGGTAGACCTTCACCAATTTATCGAACGGGACTTGTTGTTCGTCCATTTGCTTCTCCTGTTTTGTTTGTCTAAGGTTGGACAGTGTACACAGTAAATTCGGGTTTGCAACTCCTTTCAAGAATTTATTTCTATCTCAAACATCTGGGTTAAAAGTAAGTTATCACTCACTTTCCCTTCCAGTGCTTTGAACATTTTCTTTTCAATCGGCGAGCCTTGGATGTGAATAACAGTAACTTTGTCTGAGTTCTGCCCCTTGCGGTCAGCCCGTGCAATGCACTGGATGTACTGCTCCACGCTCATCAACGGCCCAAAGAACACCACCGTGTCGGCAGCAGTCAGGGTAATCCCGTGTGCTGTTGCTTGTGGCTGCATCACCAGCACCCTTGGCTCCTTCTCATGCTGGAACCGGTGAATGATGTCAGCGCGTTTGTTGGCAGCTACACCGCCGTGTATGCACTCGTTGGGGATGTTCTTCTTTGTCAGATGCGTTTGTATGGTGTCGATGCTGGAGCGGAACAACGCGAAGATGATGACCTTGCGATCTGTCTCATCTAGTATTTCTTCCAACACGCCAAGCCGTGGGCCAGCATCGAACTCGATAACTTCTTTGTCATCTGTGTACACAGCACCGCAACTGATCTGCAAGAGCTTACTCACACCAGCGGCAGCGTTGACTGCGCTGATCGTCTCGCCTGCGGCCTGCACCAGCATGCGGTCTTTCAACAGGTGGTAGTACTTGGCCTGTTGTGGTGTCAGTGGTACTTCGCGTGTTGTGGTCAGCACGGGCGGCAAGTCAAGGCACTGCGCTTTACTGAACCGAATTGCGGGTTGCAGTGCTTCGTGTACCAGATCGGCTGCATTGGCTTTCGGTGCCCACTTGTACAGCGTGATCTTGTTCATCACTCTGTCGCGCCATGAAGTGTAGAAGTTGGGTACACCTTCAGGGTTCACGATCTTGGCCAAGCCATACGCATCTGCTGGCGACTGCGATGCTGGAGTACCTGTCATCATCCATACGTGCGTGCTTGGTTTGATGATTGACTTCAGTGCCTTCCAGCGTTTGGTTGTCACCGTCTTGTATGCGTTGGCTTCATCCACGATCACCAGATCAAAGCGCCCATCAGCGTTGATCTCATTGGCTATCAGGTTCAGTCCTTCGTAGTTAGCGATGACGAACTCGTAGTCCTGTTGAATCATCTCAATCCTGCGACTAGCTTGGGGGTGGTGCGCGACGATGGCAGAGCGATGGATGATGCTGTTGCTCAGGTCAGCCAACCATGCAGACTGCATGATGGACAGTGGGCACAAGATCAAGACACGGCGTACATGTTTAATGCTTATCAGGTAGTCAGCCGCCCATAGTGCAGCAAGCGTCTTACCTGTGCCGGGTTCGGAGAACACAAACGCTTTGCGGTGCATCGTCAAGAACGCTGCTGTCTCGACCTGATGTTGCATAGGTTTGTACCTGCCCGGCCACTTGTAGCGGCGTGTGATTGGTGAGGGAACGTCCTTCACCCCGAGGTTGCGTAGCACTCTGCATTCGTCCAGTCCCCAGTAGACAGCGACATCGAACCCACCGTCATCGCGCTCGATGACTTTGTGTTTTGGAATGATGCTGTACTTATCTGGGTTTCTGGTTCTGAATATTAGTGCCTTGTCTTCAAGGATTTCCAAGATGCTTCTCCGTTGTTTTATTTGTTGTCGCCTTGATTGGCTTTCTTCGCACGCAGTCTCAAGTTACCTGTCGTTGACTTACCGCCTTTGCGAAGCGGTGTGATGTGGTCAATGTCTTTACCCGTTCGGTCAATACCTTTAGCGTCATACGTTTTGCGTGCACGCTGGCGCTCTGATTGGTCGGAGCCGGGGCCGGACTTGCCTGTCTCCAAGTCACGTTTGTATTCAGCTTTGTAATCTCTAACTCTTTTTGTTGCCATGATTCACTCCTAATGTTTTGGGTTGTACTCACATGATTTAACTGGGCACCACGGACACAGCGCAGAGGACTTGGGATTCCACACGCCTGTATCAAAGCACTGCTCTAACTTGGCCACACGCTCGCGGTACTTCCACCACTCAGCATCGGCATCGCCCAGCGCCATGCTGGACTTAACCATATCATTCTTGACCACGAACAGCAACGCTGACTTGACCCTGCGGATGTGCGGGAAGTGCTTGAACACCATCATCGACATCAGCTTTAACTGGTCAAGGTCAGGGTAGCGGTTGTTGCCTGTCTTGTAGTCCACGACAGTGGCGGTCAGGTTGTCGTCGTCAATGATGAGCAAGTCAGCAATACCACGCACCCACCTGCCCTTCTCGTTAAAGCTGCACGCTTGCAAGTCAGGCGTGATACCCATCTCGTATTCGCACAACTTCCTGCCCGGCTTGGCCAGCAACGCATCAAGAACTTCCTGTGCGTAAGAGAACTGCTTGGGCAACAGTGTGCCGTCCCGTATGTACAGTTCAGCAGCGGTGTGAAACTCCTTGCCGTAATGCGTAGCCTCAGTTTCCTGAAACGGATATTTGTTAAGCACCTTGACTTCGTGATACCTGCGTGCGCATCCTTCAAAATCTTTCAGGGCACTGTGGCTCCACGTTACTTGTTTCATTGGTTTACTTTCTCTTGGCATTTAACAACGTGGTTCCCTGCGTGGCCCATGTACCCGCCGCATATGGAATTCCCTGAACCACTGATGCACGAAATACCAGCTAAAGGGCAGTCGTCTTTGTGGATGGGTTTGCACCCCTCACTACCGTAGTCTTCAACGGCAACAGCGCGAAAACTTAAAAGCTCAACGCCCTCATCTGTAACAACAATTTCTTTAATCATCAAAACCTCGCAGACTTGATTGCTTGTGATAAACGCTTTGAGAACTCAACGACAAACTTCTCGTTGGCATTGAGTCTGTTCTCACCCATGTCGTACAGGATGGCGTGGGTTACTTCATGCCAGAAGTTCTCCTGCACCTTGTCGTCATCGAACTGCTTACCTGTCACGTTACTGAACTGGCCAAGCTCAATCTTGCTGTGGTCGTAGTAGATACGCGCCATGCACCGCTTGCGAAGCATGGTCTCCACGATGTCGATTGAGTACTGCTTACTGCCCACGCGTATACGCCGTGGTATCGGTGTCTTTGTTCTTGCTGTCATTGCTCCTCCATTAGTTCTGTTAGTTTTGTAATCTTGCCTTCCAAGAAACCGATGATGCCGCGTTGCTCCAGTATTATTTCCTGATACCTGCGGTTGCTTGCTACGGCTTTATCAAATTCCGTTTCATAGTGCGTTGACCGATCTTCAAAGTAGCGAACCTTGCTTTCCATTTGGGCTTGCAGCTCTTTAAGCTCTTTCGTCTTTTCACGATACGCTTTTGTGTAGTTTATTTTTGTCTTCATTGTTTTGCTTCTCCATATCTACGGTGTGCACCACCGTCAGCGGCCAGAGGTATCCCCGGCAAGTACTTCGGCTCCAACGTCATCTGCTCCAAGACCCAAGTCTTAGCAACAGCGACCTCTGCATCCGGCACCAACACAATCTGTTCATCGTGCACTGTGCCTACCACTGGGTACTTCTTCGATACCCTCAACATTCCATCGGTCATGACAATACGAGCTACGGCCTGCGTAACGTTATTGGTAACCTTCCCTGCATACAGCTTGGTAGCTTTTGGCCCGTATACCCACTGGCTCCTACCTTTGTCATCTTTTTCGCGTCTGAGTTCGGGGTAGAGCAAGCTCATCCCGTTTGGTAATTCTATACGTTCCTTGCTGAATGTCAAACACTTGTGCTCGTAAACCCTACCCCCATACAAACTGTCCTCGATAAGCTGTGAGCACATGTCCCAGAAGGTAGCAACGGGGTGGGCAGTGGCGCGGTAGATGTCAATGATCTTCTTGGCTGCAAGGCAGTGCGTCAACAACTCCTGCTGTGTATAGGTGTGCGGTATCTCCAGCATCTTGGTCACGTTGTCTTCCCAGTCAATAAACTTCTGGGCATAGGCTTGATCGACCCCCAACGCTTTGGCAAACGCTTTGTCATACCGTACCGGCGGCGCACCAAGGAACCCAACAAGAAGCTGGGACGCAAACGAAGCCCAGCCGAGACCGTACCCGCAACCAAGTAACGCGCTCTTAGCAGACTGTCGCAAGTCTGGGTGGCTGACCTTAGTGAGTCCGGGTATGTTAAACATCTGTGCACCGAAAGCGGCGTAAGGGTCACCATCAGCCCTGAAGATGTCAAGCATCTCGTGGTAATCACTAAGCCACGCGAGAACTCGCGGTTCAATCTGTGATAGATCACCAACGACGAGCTGGTAGCCTTCGGGAGCCATAATCGCTTTGCGTAAGAAACTTCCGCGCTTGAGGTTTTGCATGTTGATGGCACTACCCTTTGCCGCCGTCCAGCGACCCGAGAGAGCACCGTAATACGATAACGGAACCGGTAGTTTGCCGCGCTGACTGATGTCAAGGAATCGTTGTGCCCGTGTGCGCTCGGTTGTAGATTTAACTTTAAGGCGTGCCTCACAAAGGAGGGCAACATCTTCACGTTCACTGTTGAGCAACGCTTGGAACAAGGCATCATTCTTGGCGAAAGCAAACGCTTCTTTGCCGGTAGTTTTACTGACCTTAGTCGGGGCAACAACCCCGAGGCTTTGAAGTACGTCAGCAAACTTCGGGTTCGATGCAAGCTCAGCCTCTTGTATGCCGAGTCGTTGAAGTAATCCTTCACGTAGTTCTCCTTCTTCTGTTAGTGCTTTGATGAGCATCTTGCTATCAAGCTCAAGCTGTGGGCGTGTGTACATCTTGAGCGTCATGTCGATCAGTCTGAGTTCTGACTTTGGATAACCCTCCCCCAATCGCTTGAATATCTCCTCACACAAAAACACATCATGCGCACAGTATGCAGCGAGCGCCCGTTCAATGTCTTCGGAAAGTTCAGTGAGTCCATTAGTCGAGTGAACGGCCTGACCCTTCTCCTGCAAAGAGAAGTCGCTGGCGAGTTTAGCCAAGGAGTTTCCAACTTCCACACCGCGCAAAGCTCGCGCCATTGATAGTGTGTCGAAGATGAAGGCTGGTCTGGCGTTATACCTCCACTCCATAATGGATACATCGAACTGTGCGTTGTGCGCAAGCACTGCGGTTCGTCCCCAATCGACTCCAGAAAAGTATTCAGGTAGTCCATCTCCTCCAATCCATTCAATAGGATCATCGGTTCCGAATTCATGTACGCATGCTCCAAACGCTGTAAATCTTTTATCACGTATGTACTCCTCAGTTGTCATCTTTGATAACGTGTAGTCTTTGCTGTCCCACCGAGTTTCAAAGTCGATGGCCACTATCTTGTCAAATGGTTTCATGCTGCTCCTCTGGTTTTATTCTGTATGTTTTCTCGTGGTACATGCTGATAGACGGGCGTGTGGGTATGTCAATCCAGAAGTCGCCTCGTTCGACACCTGTTAGTACCAGTACCTGCACTGTTTTGCCATCAGCAATAGCGCGTAGCACTTCGGCGTGTTTGTGCTCAGTCAATTAAATGCCTCCTTGGGGGGTGCGCCAATAACGTTCAAGAAGCCGAAAAAATCGTTGGCTTCCAGCATAAGTTCTGCCGCCTCCATAGCGTCGCAGTTAAGCGTGACGATACCGCCCAGCTTGTCACTACCGTGGAACAGGATGACCGCTTGCTTCCCATCAGGGCCGTAGCACTGGACGAGTTCAAGTATCACCATCTTGAAGTGTTGCTTCTCTTCGTCTGACATCAGCGCCAATTTCGCTTCTAGTTTTTGTTCGTCGTGATCCATTCTTTGATCTCCCACAGTTGATTAATGTTCTCTTCGTTGACGACAAGGGCATAGCCCCCAGCGTTCAGTATCCGGTTAAGTTCGCGTTCTTGCAAGGCTGTTGTCTTCCCCTTTCCTGCCTTGCACTCTATACCAAGGAACTGCCCCTCAAGGCAACCGATGATGTCGGGTATACCCGCCCGTCCCATGCCGTTCTGCATAGGCGAGAAGTGGTACACCCCCATCTGGTCAAGTATCTCCTTGACCTTCTTCTTTACTTTTGCTTCAGGTGTTAACGCCATTTATTAATGCCCTCCTAATTTTTATTTGTAAACGTTTGGCTTCAACCAGTTCAGGTGGAATAGCTTCTTTCTTAAGCCCTGTGCCTCTGCTCAATGCGTGACGAACATCTCCATCCGTCAGCAACTCATTTCGCTTTACAAAATACTCCTTGTCTTTTATTTTTCGTTCCTCGCTACTTGAGTACATACGCTGGTTAGCGTTTAACTTTTCGCGGTGGGTGTTTCTGTAAGCGGTAAGGTATTCACGGCGTTCTTCTTGTTTTGCACGGCTGTACGCTTTTGCTTTTTCTCTTATGAGTTCACGGTTGCGTTCGCGGTAGACAACTTGATATAGATTTATACAAGCTTTGCAAGCCGCTTGCGGTTTCAGATTGAACGCAGCAAGCGGCTTTGTCTCCAAACATCGGCAACATTGTTTAGTTGCCTCCGTCATCAGCCCTCCAAAAAGTCTATGTTGGGTTTTTCATCCCGTAGTTCGGCGTACTCAAGCTGCACCTTCTGCACGTTGATGATCTTACCTGCGGTGTTGTTCATCTCCGCCGCTGTCTTCACATCAATCGTGCCATTTTTGAGTGCCGTGTACAGGTCAGTCAAGTGGTTGTTCAGTTCAGTTATGCTCTTCATGCTGTTATTTCCTTTAGTTTCATCATGTAATGTCTACACTTACCCAAGTCATCGCTCCCCTCTTTACGTCCAGCACGCAGTGCGTACTTGATAACGTTCCCTTTCAGATAGCCGACAAACTCCTCGTGTGTCAGCACTGACTCCATCAGTTCCCACGGCTGCACTGCCATCTCTTTGTAGTGGTTACCGCTGATCTGCAAGTCGTCAGCCCGTGTGCCGTTAAAGTGTTTGTCCATGTTCTTCATCCTCTGTGTCTTCCAGTGTATGTACGATCTTGTTGTGATCGTGGCGTTTGTGTATGTCTTCAATGACTGCGGGGTCTACGCGCTCGAACGGGTTCCAGTCGTTGTATTCGCGGACTCCATCGAAGACCGGACGGTCTTTTGTTTGCTTTCTTTTAGCACGGCTCTCAGCCATTTTGTCCCCCCAAGTTTGATCCATTCTTGATACTCCCATTCTGTTAATCGTATGCCTACTGTTCTGCCTGATTTGGTCAAATCACTCTTTGGTCTTGGCATTGATGTTGTTCTCCTGCTGTCTTGGTTACAAAAATAAGCTGGCACTTTGTGCAGCGCCACATTGTTCCTTGTTCAATCACTGTGCGGCGTTCACCACGCAACCCGCGCACCTTGCCCCAGAATGTTCTAATCATTTCAAGCACTGTTCTTCTCCTCTCTTGCGTCAATACAAAACGCATAATAGTTAACCTCACGCAAACCAAAACTAAGCGCCTTTGCAAACCTATGACCAATGTCATTTGGCTTTTCAAGATGCACGGGTATCTTGCATATCTGCCACAAGCGCAAAACTTCATCTTCGTTTAAATCAACCCAGCGTTGTTTTTTACTGGCGCAGACTTTGTGCAGCATTACTATTTCTTCGTTGGCCTGTTTAAGTTTTACCTCAAGACAGTCCACGCATCTGCAATGCCATTCATGCTTATCTTGTGTCATGTTTGTCTCTCTTTCATCATGGCTTTCGCCTGTTTGTATGCCGTTCTTGCGATGTCGTCATAGTCCAACTCATACCCTTCTGGCGCAGCATCAACAAGTGACTGCATGGCTTTAGCTGCAAAATAATCTAGCGTTGATATACCAGCCCTACCCGACTCTCTTGGCTCAGGCGTAGGAAATGCTGGATGGTTCTTGAACTTCATGTGTTCTTCTCCTTGAGTTTGGCTTGCAAGGCTTCCCCAAACGCAAGCTGACCCTGCATCTGGTGACCACCACGATGTTCTTTTAAGACTTCAAAATAAACATTTTGAATTTGTGTGCGCGTTAGGTCTACCCATGTGCGCTGTATTTTTGCTTGACATATTGCATCTAGTTCTTCTTTATATGTTGGGTAATCATCGTCACTGAGTTTTTCCCGCAAGATGCGATCAATCCTGTTGTAAGCCGTTGTCATGTGTTCTTCTCCTTGAGTTTGGCTTCAATGTCACGCACCATTTCAAATATGGTTGAACGCCCCGCCCCTGTTTGAAAATCCTCCCAGTCCCAGTAGCTTTCTACTTCCTCATCTGTCAGTTCTACCCATGTGCGCTGTGAGCGCCACTCATCCCACTGCTTTAGCTTGTCATCGTTGAGTAGCTGCGAAAATTTATAAATCTCCGGTGTCATTTCTTTAATGCCAGCTTCAGCACCAAATCTGTCCAGCTTTGCCATCAGTCGTTCAGCCATTGTTCTTCTCCACTTGTTTATATGTGTCGGCATACATCTTTGCCAACTCCTCGGGCGGCACTCCTGCCTTATGACCTGCGTCAACCACCGCCATGATTGCACGAAAGAACTGCACCCTTTCCGCTTCGGGTAGTGCTTTGATTTGCTCTTGGAATGTCATGTGTTCTTCTCCTTGAGTTTGGCTTCAATGGCTCGGACGGCATATTCAAATCTGTTAAATCCACCCTTTGATACTTCAAAACGCACATACTCATCACCGATTTCTTCCTCTGTCAGCCCTACCCATGTGCGCTGTGGCGGGGCTTTGTAGAACTGTTGTCCTTTTCTAAATTGATCGTACACATGGACATAAGCAATGCTGTCGGAGTATGCAAAATCTAGAAAGTGACCACTAGGCTCTTGCTCTTGTGCCAAGGCTTCTTTGATGGCGGCAATGGCTTCGTGCATTTTTTCTGCTGATGCGTTGAACTCGTCTTGGTTGCCCCAGTCAATAGACAACTCCGTTTCTAGTGCATCAAGTGCCAGCTTCAATGCTTCTTGTGTCATGCTTGTTCTCCTCTGGCTCTTATTAGTGCTGCGGCATCAAAAGCAGTTCCCCAACCCCAATATTCTTGTTCTTCCTCACACAACTTTACACAGGTTTCACGTTCTTTAAAGCGTTCTATTTTGCCTACGAACTTAGCAAACGCCAGTATGCAAAATTCAAACTTGGCTTTGTCCATGCCGAGCCCAAACAACTTCAAGCCAGTAGCTTCTGCTGCTGCAATAATTTCTTCATCAGTCATGTTCATTTTGCTTTCTCCCGTAGTTTTTTAATTTGATCGTCCCAACGCAAACCGTTCATGTGTTTCCACTTCTCCAGCTTGTCAGCTATGAACCGTTCGTTGCCTTTAAACAGACGAGTTTCCATCGCCATGCTTGCCACGACCTCCATGTCCACTGCATGGCGTCGCACTTCTTCTGCGCTGGCTTGCAGTCCGCTAATGGCTGACGAAACAATGCGCCGCATCATCACTGGGTCTTTTGATCGAATTGCCACTTCATACAAAAACGTTTCGTCATCAATGTTCATTTCTTCATCTCCCTGATATAAACAGCCAGCGAATCAACCGTGTCCTTGCCAAAGCCCTTGAGCTTCTCAACGTGCAGTGCTACTTCTTCAATGGTGTCGTTTCTTGTAAGGTGAAAAAGGTAATTAAACTCCTTACCCAAATCCTCCCTGACATTTACACCATAATGATATAACTCATTTGTCATTTCTTTAATACCAGACTCAGCGCCAATTCTGTCTAGCCTTGTTGTTATGGCTTCAAATTTTGGTTTCTCAGGCAATGTCTCTGCTGTTGGTTTGTTGAATTCAGTCATGCTTTCTCCTTTATTGTTTTTTGTAACTGCTTGGCAAGGTATTGTGCAAAGTGCAAATCAATCTCCTCATCTAACAACACAGGTTCATCAAACACAGTTCTTGACATTTCAATTCTGTCAGTGAACACCTTGCGGTTCAAACCAAGCAGCTTGCACCGCCTGTCGTAGTCAAAGTTTGTGTATGACGTGTTCCAGCCACAAGCGTGGCCGTAGCAAAGGCGTGGTGACATATGTTCTCTGTGCTCATACCCATTGACAACATCCTTGACTTTATGGATGGTGTCGGTGTCACCCTTGCCGCAGATGTCGCACACCATGCCTGTCGGTGCGCGTACGTGTTGCTTGTACACGGCATCAATCTCTTTGACTAGGGCAAGTATCTTTGCCCTAGTCTCGCCGTGCACATGCGGCCTATCGGCCTGTTGCATAAACTCAAACGGCTGCGTCAGCATGCTCTTCTTTTCCGATTGGTATACCGCTGGCGCTGAGTGCAAGTGGTACGAAGCGTAGCCCTGCTTTGTGGAAAGCCGCCGCTTCGATCTCCAACTTCTTGGTGTTGATGATCTGCACTGCAAGTTTGGCAACAGCCGATGCCCTATGTGCATCACTCAAACCATTGCGTAACAAATCAAACTCATCAAACAACGCATCACACAAACCTGCACTTGTTTTGTCTGTCACTTTTAATTTAGTTTCACTCATCTCGCCCTCCTTCTTGCATCCAGAATACAGCCCATCCAAACAAAGCACAGATAGCAATCAGCGCGACTGCACCGAAGCCCATCAGTACCACAGTTATTAGTACATCCCACATATCAACCTCCGAATATTTTCTTGAGGGCATCGTACAAGGTGCGTGCCTGCAAAATACTCATGGTGTCGAGCACTGTGTCTACATCCCACGATGGCTTGACCTTGGGCGTAGTATCGACATGCAAAGCGGCGATGCCTGCGCTGGGTGTCTTGGTCTTGATCTGCACTATCTTGTTCGTGCGCTTGCCTTCTGATCGGAACTTCTTCGTTGACTTCAACGGCGTGTACTCACGCGCAATGGCGTGGTATCTGTTGTTGTGGTCTCTTATAAACCGCCCTTGCTTTGTGAACTGCGTGATGAGAGAACCCACTGACCCCACGTTGAACCCTCGCTGTCTCATGGCATCTCGTATCTCACCGCTGAGTTTGTTCGGGTTGTCACGCACGTAGTTGAATGTCTCAAGCGTCACGTTGTTGGTTGGTTGAAATGTTTTCTTTGGCACTTGCTTCTCCTGTGTTTGTTGATCGTCTTGTTCCCATGCGTCGAGAACCTTGCTCATCTCACTTTTTAAGTCTGGCATTGCTTTCTCCTTGAATAAAAAATGTACCTCGGTTTCCCGAGGTTGTCAACTGTTGGACAATGTTAGTGTCCACTATCGGCATACTCAACCGTCCAGCCGAGCGCCTCGAATACAAGCTCGATACTCACGTCTGGTGAGCCTTGGGCTACGACTGTCGCAGTCTTGTTCTGCTTGTCGATACGCACGACGGTGCCTGATCGAGGGATGCCCCAGATGCCGTTGTCTCCAATCAGCGTCAGAGCGTGCGATAGCCATCGCTTTGAGTTCTCCATACCCTCTGGTGTGCTCAGGTCGTAGTTGTTCTGGTTCATAGTCTGGTCTCCATACAAAAAGGTCAAGTGTGATGGCGATGATCGCCGCGATGTAGGTTAGTTTGAAAAGCATGTGTTCTCCTCATTAAATATCCTGCGCACATTGGCGCGTCTGCTCTTCGTCACAGTCGCACAATGTCTCATAGTCCCCGTGAATTTCTTCTGCATACGGGCAGCTATGTAACTCGCTGGTAGGCGCTTGCTCTGGCGGTGCCAAGGCTTGTTTGATTGCGGTGATTAGTGCGTCTCGGTCAATGTGTTCGGCGTTGTATCTATCATCAGGCACAGACTCAATGTAATCAAGCGCCAGCTTCAGTGTGTCAGTAATAGAAGTCATCATCCACCTCCGTGTTCTTTCTGTGTGCTTCGGCTTTGGCTTCTTTCAATGTCTCGTAAACCTCGCCGTCACTTTCACCATCTTCATCAACGACAAGGTAGCCGCCCTCGTCACCATCGTTCCACATTACTGTCCACTGCACATCCTCCTCGGCTAAGTGCTTGGCCAGCAGTGCGTCATAGTGCGCGTCTAAGTTTTTCATTCTGCTTCTCCTTGTGTTTCATAGCTCAACACATCCTCACGCAGTACTTGCACTGGATAGTGACCATTGATTACCTCAAGCAACAACGCAGTTAAGTCGTGTACTTTCAGTGTGTCTGAACCCATCCATGCGTAGAACTGTTCTTCTGTTACAAATTTTCTATCTGTCATTCTGCTTCTCCTTTAGTTTAAAAACGCAGGGGAATTCCACCCCTGCAAAATACACCCGTCAAATCTCGCAGTACGCCTCGTCATACAGCCACAGCAAGATGTTCTCTGGGTCTTCTCCCTCACGCAGTGACATCATGGCATCGGCCAACAACTCATCGGTCAGCGATGACCTACGTATGCTGCGCTTGGCCAGTGTCGGGTCTTCTGGGTACACACACTCAGCGATGATGTCAACAAGCCCTGTGTACACACCAAGCATCGCGTCATACAGTGCGTCCTCGACTACCTGCTCGTAGGTGTCGTTAACCGCTGGCGCTGGTAGATCGTCCTTGTAGTCAGCCCACCAGTTCTTAGACCACGCACCTGATGGCGCACCGTAGCCCATGCTGTCCCACTTGCTCTCGATGACCTTGGGGTCACGGGTTGTCGGCAAGCTATCCCACGGCACGGTAAGCACGGCATCGGCCAAGGCCGTGAAGTGGTGTATGTTGAGTTCTTCCTTGTCGCTGTGCTCGTACATATACCCCACGCTGATGTTGGTGCACTCAGGTATCACGTCAACAAACTCGGCAGTGTCGGTGTACACACCAGTGTCGTCACCCAGATACATGAGCACGTTGCCAGAGGACAGCTCGTCAGCCAAGGCTTGAGCGAACTCGTCCGAACAACAGCGGCCATACCCTTGGTGTGTTATGACGCTGTCAATACCACGTCTGTCGAACGCAATGGCACGATCAAACTCGGACAACAGCATCTCATCTTTAGCTAACGCACGAGCACCGATACCACCACACTCCTCGCCTTGTGTGAACACATAGTATGCGGGTACACCGCCGCACAGCAAGTGCATGAGCAGGGCAACACCTGCGCCATCATCGGCACCGAGTGGCGCACCGTCTGCGTACCACTTGCCTGTGGTCTTCCTGATCTTGTTCGCGCCATCTTCACGGTGCACAGTATCAACGTGCGCTACGAATAGCGTGCGGTGAGTGGCATCGACACGAGCGTCAACGTGCAGGTTACCTGCCTCGTCATAGCCGTACTTGTCGAACAGGTACGCAGGGATGTGTGCTTCTAGCCATGTGGTCAGCATGGCTACGCCCTTGCCGTTGTGTGGGCGCTTGACTGACAGCGCACGGGTCAGGGTCTTGTACAGAATTGATTTCTTATTCATTGATTACTCCTCAGTTGTTTGTTCAGGTAAGCGTGGGCAGTCTGCGTGATAGAACTTGCAATCTACCATTACCTGCTTGCTGTCATCGTTGTACCAGTTGCCAGAATCCTCGCACTGCCAGCAGTCGTCCTTCAAGCGGTACTCCTCGACATCCTCGGCATAGCACACGTCAGGGTCATCGCTGACATACCAGTCCCCATCTATCTCTACGCAGTCACCGAGCGAAGCGTAGTCACCGTTCTCTAGGCACACGATCTCGTTGTCTGACAGATAGTCCTCATCGTAGTACTCGTCATTGACATACACGGTGTTGTCGTTACGTATGTAGTGTCGATGCCCACGTCTGCTGTACGCATAGGTGTAGTCGTCATTGCCGCACGACCCACAGACATGGCTGTCCTCATACGCACCGACCCAGAACCCATCACCATCCTCGAAGCGATTACCGCAATCATCACACTCGATGCGATTACCTCCCGATGGTGAGCCGCAGGTGTTGCCACACTCGTACTCACCGTTGCAGTCGATGCGTAGCTCATCGTTGTAGATTTCTACGTGCTGCTGGTTGCCGTCAATGTACGGTGCAAGGAATTCATCCGATGTCTCGAAGTACGCCATCTTCGTGCCGTCCATGTAGTTGTTGCGATGCACATACCCCTGCTCAAGTAGCCAAGCGTGTAGCTTCTCGTCAGCGTATGAGTACCCGCCTGTCTTGGCATAGGTACGCACGAAGTACTTGGCATGAACACCGTTGTCGATACACAGCGCACGGCCTACGGTGTCATCGTTCTCGATACGCACAGCCATGTGCCAGCCGAACTTCGGGTCATACACCTGATACGGATGGCGTACCTCACCGTCATGACAGCGTATCTCACGGGCACTCACCATGCATGAGTGTGGCCCACGATGCAGGTGGTGAATCATCTCGGCCATCGTATGCACAAACTTGCACGTCTCACCAGCGGCATACAAGGCAACGAGGTTGCGTACCTCGTGGTCAGGCATGGATGGGAAGTGGCGTGTGATGTACTTGCCCACGGTAGTAACGGTTTGCCTGTCGGCCTCGCCAGCACGCTCGTCTCTTGTGTACGCTAAGCGTGTGGTGTCTGTCGCTGCTACGTGCGGCCACTCAAGTGTGAGCAAGTGCCAGTCCGTTGGTCGATGGTCTGAATCCAGTGCCTTGATGACAGCGGGGTGCATCTTGTACTTGCGCTGCTCACGATAGTGCCAGTCACGAGCAGGTGCATCTTGTCTCTTGCAGGAATCACCATCACGATGGTACGCGTCCCCACGCAAGATGGTTGCAAGTTGTTCAACTAACTCATTGAAGTTGATCTTCATTTTTAATACTCCTCAGTTACGAATGCGGTGTGAGTGGGCACACCGCTAACCCTGATGGGGAAGTGAGTTCCCCGTTCATTACTCCTGTGTTAAGCGTTGCTCTCTGCGGTACTTGCGATAGAACTGCAAGAACAAGTCATCGAACGCATTGACCAGTGCTTCCTGATTCATAGCGTCAGCGACAAAGAACGCTAGTGCTATGTGTTTTGCGAAGCTACCGCCTTCGCGTTCCATCTGTTGTGCTGCCTTGTGCAGCATGTCGTAGTCCAAGTGAATTGCAGCCATTTCAGTTCTCCTCTTTGTGTATTGCTCTGTGTGTATCCCAAAATCTGTGCGTAGTGGTCAGACTACTAGCGCACTCCCAGCCACCACCCTTGTCCTCGCTTCGTTTGTAGATGCAGTCCAGCGGTGCGTTGTCGTGCTCTGCTAGTGCTTGCGTGAACTCTTTCCAGTAGTCATAGCTCCCCATCATGGTGTCCCATGTGTGCAGGTGTTTGTATTTCATTTTGTTTCTCCTTTTAAATCAGTCTCTCTAATCAAGTCCCGCAGTTTGTTGATAGACTGTTCGACTTGTTCGCAACAGTCATCGCGTTCTCGTATGTCGTCAATGTTGTTAGCGACATAGCTCAAGCGTTTCACAACACTTACTAACTCGCCGTTGATGTACTCAAGCGTCTCTTGCATCACAGTATCTAATCTCATGTTGTTTCTCCTTGTGTTAACTCTGCTGGAATCTCGACTTCATCGCCGAGCTTGCTTGCCACATAGCACCGCATGGCTGCGATGAGTGGGTGATACCCCTGTTGCTTGTGCTTCCAGTTGAACACCTCATCACCATTCGGTGCCCACCTCGTTCCATCGGCGGCGTATGCACGACACAACCCATCGGGCATGGGCGATAGGGCAATGGCTTCTCGGTCAATAATCGGGCCGCCTAGTACCCAGTTGGCTGATGGGGTGTAGTTCACATCGTGCCCATCCATGCGTATGCAAGGCACACCATTCCACAAGAACGGCGCATCTCTACGCCACTCGTCTGTTGCACCCTCACACTTTGCCACCGCCCAATCAAGGGCGGCTCCTGTCAGTTCACTTGTTCTCATTTATCTTCTCCTTCAGTTGCGAATGTCAGGCTAGTTTCGGGATAGTGCGCGGCATCGCCTGACGAAATGCCACACACAGGGAACGGGGAACTGACTTCCCCGATCATTCAGTACAACCCATGCCATGTCGCTGGCACAGGCTCGTTCGTTCCAAGGTTGTCGATGTAGTCGAGCGCCTTTGTAATTCGTTTGACAAGTTCTTTCGAGTCGTAGTCATCGGGGTTTAGTAGCACGTCCTGCTTGGCACGGCGTAGGTCTTTCTCAGTACGCTTGATTAGGCGGTTCTTGAGAGTGCGGTGCAAGTCCTCGGGCATGGTGCGTGGGAATGGGTGCTTGACCTTCATCTTCGGGTAGTGCGGGATGGCATCGAACAGCAGACACACCTCGTCCTTGATACGCTGCGGCACGTAGTCCGTCCAGTGCTTCTTTGTGTTGTCGTGCCGCATCGGAGTCAATGGGTTTTGCCCCTGCTCTGGTGAGGTACGCATAATCTCCCTGAGTTTGCCCTCGACCTTTTCAATGACCGTCATGTACCCTTCAAGTGCAGTCAGGCGTTCGTCATGTGACTTCGAGTTCTTGTACAGCAGGAGAGAGCGCACGGTTTTCTTCTCACGCATGAGAGGTATCATTATGATCCCCCACTGACTACGCATCTGTGCGGTGTGCAGTTGCCGCTTGCGTTTGAGTGCCTTTTGTTCTTCGACTTCACGGATTCGTTCGGCAACGATGAGCGCATGAACGCCTTTCTTCTTGAGGCGTTCGCCGTGGTTGTGAAGCTGTTTTGGGGTGAGTTTCATCAGGTGTTCGTACTTGTAACCCATATCATTATGACCTTTCTAAAAGAAAAAAATGGATAGTGTCCGTCATTGTAACACAGTAGACAGAAATTATGCCAGTTTTTTTTTCAATGTTCACGGGGGTTGCCGAGGTTTTTGTGTTCTTTTGTCCAACTATCTATCTTTTTCCCAATCAACACACGCCCAAGGAACAAAAGCCAAAACAAACCACGGACATTCGAGTGCTCGTGCATACAGATACATTTCTTTATCTCTTTATATATAAATATATATGTATAGTAGGACAATTTTTAACTGAACGCCCGTGGTTGCTGGTCAAAACGCTGACTTTAATTCTGTACATGGGGATGAATCATGGAAGCTAAGATTAGAACACTTAAAATCGACATCGGGGAACTCGCTTCCCCGTTCAAAGCAGTCGCAGTTGTTTGCACCCACGGACTGCATCGTTCCAGTGGTCGAGGTCGGTGCGGTTGCGTGCCTTGGCAATGAGGGCTTGCTTGGGTTTGCCTTGAGGCATGGCGGCCACGAGTTCATCGCGCAGGATGCGCAGTTCTTTCAGGGCTTTGATCTTGGCGGTGCTGTGGTAGGTACGTGACATGGTTATTCTCCTTACAGGAAGTTGATTGTGTGGGGTTCATCGGTGATAAGCGGGTCGGCTGTGAAGTACAGGTCAACCTTATCGGGACAGTCCTCATTGCCGTAGAGGACAAAGGACTCGAACTTGTAGTCAGTGCGACCGCCGAGGTGCACTTTTCTGAGCCATTCACAGTCTTCATGTGTGTTTAAAAATTGTTGTTTCATGGTGATAATCTCCAGTTGGACAAGGAAAGAAATAGCGGCAAGACATCGCGCCTACGCCGCACGGGGAAAAACAACGGGGAACTGACTTCCCCAATCACTTCGCAAAAGCCTGAGCGATGGCAGTCGATGCCAGTTTGCGTGCTTCGTCATACTCATTGCACAGCTTGGCTAACTTCGCGGCAGCGGCAAGAATCTCCGCAGGGACTTCGAGTTCGACTTTCTCGGTGGTGGCGTCAGTCTCACCTAAGATGGCCTTGGTGAGATTCGTCACTGCTTTGCGGCAGTTCTCGTACTGCGGATGATCCTTGTCGAGCACCTTAGTGCCTACGGCCTTACCCTTGCCCTCTACGAACGGCACTTGGTACTTTTTGTAACTCGCTACATCAGGGCGGATGGCATCCCTGATCTGCTCGGCGGTCTTGCCCTTGAATGCCGCTTGAAGCAGTGCGATTTTCTCTGCATACGTGAATGCGTTATCCAATGCGGCATGGATAGTGATTGTGTTGGTTGCTTTGCTCATTGTGTTACTCCTATTGATCGGGGAACTCAGTTCCCCTTCGCTGTAGGCTTGTGCCTCAGACCGATAACTCTATTGTATGTAAGGGGGTAAATGGGGGGTTATAACTGAGTACCTTAGACCCCACCATACCCCCACCAACCCATATATGGTGACGATGACGGCGTAGCACTGAACACTATTCCCCACCGATTCTCAGCACTTTTGTAATACTTAATACTCCAGACTACCCCCTTCGTGATAATCACACATACCCCCATAAATTTTTATAAAAATTACAAATAACTTCTGTCAAACGATAGACATAAAAAAATCCCCCGACATTGCTGACGGGGGATTAAACAGTTGGAGCACAACTGAGGAGAAGCATCTGAACAATCAGTGAAGATGGCCGAAGGCCATATTTCGACTGGGTTGCGCAACTGCTGACAAATAGTATACACTCCGCGCATCGCAGGTACAAGGGACTTATGCGCCGATGTTAGACCACCTTATTGATTTTGAACCTGAAGTGAGCGATCACTCTGGTAAACCCACGCCGCTTGCAAAAGAACATCCGGCGGACGTGATCGACGCCCAAGTCAACACAGTCGAGTGGCTCAAGGGTCTGGGTGCCGCCGATACAGAGACCGTGGTCACCCAAGCGGAAGTGCAAGCGGCACGCGCATCTTTCACAAATCTCATCTCTTCTGCGCCAGCAGAAATTACCCACGAACATCTTACCCAGATCAAAACGCCTGCTGCGGTGCAGCATCTGGTTGGCATGCTGACCGCCTACGACTGGGAGTTTGTGCATCAGGCCCGTGAACTCCGCGGCTACACCGTGGCCAAACTGTTGGAAGAATGCGAAAACCCCAACGCCAACATCCGCCTGAAAGCGCTTGGCCTTTTGGGTAAGGTCACCGAAGTTGGTTTGTTCACCGACAAAATTGAAGTCAAGAAGACCGACCTGACGGATGAGGAGATTGACCGCAAGCTCAAAGAGAAGCTGGCCAAGTTCATGGGCGTGCAAGACGCAGAGCCAATTGAAGACATAGAAGTTAGCACTAACTCACCGGCCACAACCGATGAATCTTGAAAGTCTAACGTTAAACATTGGGGAAATACAGGCGATTCAGCGTGCCCTCCCCACCATGAGCCTCAAGGAAAAGATTGAACTCATGGATATGTTGGAGGAGCGTGAGAAGCGGTACGCGCTGGTGGCCGGGCGCACGGACATGATTAAGTTTGCCTTGCACGTCTACCCCGGATTCAAGGTCGGGCCGCACCACAGGAAGCTGGCCAAGATATTTCAGGACGTGATTGCCGGTAAAAAGAAGCGCGTCATCATCAACATTGCGCCACGTATGGGTAAGTCAGAGTTCTCCAGCTATCTATTCCCCGCGTTCTTCCTAGGGAACTTCCCTAATAAGAAGATCATCATGGGAACGCACACCGCATCGCTGTCCGAGGACTTCGGACGCAGAGTCAGAAACTTACTGGACGATGAGCAATACCATGAACTCTTTCCTCAAACGCTTGTGGCAGACGATCAGAAGGCTGCTGGAAAGTGGTCTACTGCTGCTGGTGGTCAGTATTATGCTGCCGGTGTTGGTGGTGCTTTGGCTGGTCGGGGAGCTGATCTTTTCGTTATCGACGACCCGCATTCTGAGCAAGATGTTAAAGCCAATAGCCGACTTGCCTTCGACACGGCATGGTCGTGGTTCCAGACCGGCCCACTCCAACGACTGATGCCCAACGGGGCGATCATTGTCATCATGACACGCTGGGGGCCGCTGGACTTAACCGGTCGCCTCATCCAGTACCAAGTCAATAACCCGGACTCTCCCACATGGGAGATCGTGGAGCTACCGGCCATCCTGAACGAAGGCACGGACAACGAGAAGTCACTCTGGCCAGAGCAGTGGCCGCTGGAGTCCCTCCTGAGCGCCAAGTCCTCAATGGAGCCACGGTACTGGAACGCGCAATACATGCAGCAGCCAACCAGCGACACGGCGGCGATCATCTCCAGAAAGCACTGGCGCATATGGGAACCCAAAGAACCCCCCAGTTGTGAGTACATAATCCAGAGCTGGGACACGGCGCACGAGACAAAGAGCACATCTGACTACAGTGCCTGCACAACGTGGGGCGTGTTCTACAACGAGGAAGAAAACAGCAAGGCACAGGTGATACTGCTGGACGCGTTCAAGGACAGGATGCCGTTCCCTGAACTCAAGGTATCTGCCTTTAAGCATTGGACGGAGTGGGAGCCGGATGCGTTCATTGTGGAGAAGAAAGCCGCTGGTGGCCCCCTGATCCAAGAGCTTCGGGCGATGGGCATCCCGGTGCAGGAATTTACACCCAGCCGTGGAAACGATAAGATGGTGCGTGTCAATGCCGTGGCCGACATGTTTGCATCCGGTTTGGTGTGGGCACCTGACACACGCTGGGCACGCGAAGTCATTGAAGAGGTTGCAGCCTTCCCTGTGGGGGAGAACGACGACTATGTGGACACGACCACCCAAGCACTGCTGCGCGTCAGACAAGGCGGCTTCATCAGAATTGACACAGATGAGCAGGACGAACCCCGATTTTTTAAACGCCACGCGGCGTACTACTGAGGATAAATGATGGCCACCAACATAGACAAAGCTCTGTTTCAGCAACCCCAAGGCATAGAGTCGCTTGCCCAAGAGGAAGACCCGATTGAAATTGAGATCATTGACCCGGAAGAGGTCAACATCCACGCAGGGGACTTGGAGCTGAGCATCAAGCCCGGTGAAGAGGAAGATACCTTTGACGAGAACTTGGCCGACACCCTCTCCGAAGACGACATCATGGAGATGGCTTCTGAGTTGGCCGGAGACATTGAGCAAGACAAGAGTTCCCGCAAGGATTGGGAGAAAGCCTATACAGAAGGCATCAAGCTGCTGGGCTTGCAGTACGAAGAGCGCACGGAGCCGTGGAACGGCGCATCTGGCGTGTTCCACCCCATGATTACAGAAGCTGTGGTGCGCTTCCAGTCAGAGACCATCACCGAGACATTCCCAGCCCAAGGGCCGGTACGCACAAAGATTCTGGGCAAAGAAACCCCCGAGAAGAAAGAAGCGTCCGTACGGGTGGAAGAAGACATGAACTACGAGTTGACAGAAGTCATGCGCGAGTTCCGTCCTGAGCATGAGCGCATGCTGTGGAGCTTGCCAGCCACCGGCTCGGCGTTCAAGAAGGTGTACTACGACCCCAACATTGGCCGCCAGATTTCAGTATTTGTACCGGCTGAAGACATTATCCTGCCCTACGGCACATCCGATCTGGACACCTGCTACCGCCTGACGCACGTCATGCGCAAGACAAAAAACGAAATTGTTAAACTGCAACAGGCAGGTTTTTACCGCGACATTGATCTGCCTGACCCCAGCAAGGAGCAGGACAACATCAAGAAGGCCAAGGACAAAGAAACGGGCTTCTCTGATATAAATGACGACCGCTACACGCTGTATGAGTCGCATGTTGACTTGGTGCTCAAGGGCGACGAAGACTTGGATGACGACGGCGAACCGACAGGCATTACACGTCCATACGTAGTTACCCTAATAAAAGGCTCGAACGATGTTCTGGCCATCCGTAGAAACTGGGAACAGAAAGATCCACTTGAACTCAAACGACAACACTTTGTTCACTACCAATACATCCCGGGTTTTGGAGCTTACGGCTTCGGCCTTTTCCATCTCATTGGTGGATATGCCAAATCAGCCACCAGCCTCATGCGCCAACTTGTTGATGCTGGCACGCTGTCTAACCTACCCGGAGGTCTTAAAACTCGCGGAATGCGCATCAAGGGCGACGACACCCCCATCGCACCCGGAGAATGGCGTGACGTAGACATTGCCTCTGGGGTGTTGCGTGACAGTATCCTGCCGTTACCGTACAAGGAGCCAAGCCAAGTCCTGATGGGTCTGCTTGGCCAGATCGTAGAAGAAGGCCGTAGGTTTGCCGCCACTGCCGACATGAAAGTGTCGGACATGTCTGCCCAAGCCCCTGTGGGCACCACACTGGCTCTTTTGGAGCGCCAGCTTAAAGTCATGAGCGCCGTGCAAGCGCGACTGCACTACACATTCAAACAAGAGCTGCGTCTGCTGGCCGCGATCATCCGCGACTACACCGACCCAGACTATGACTACGATCCGATTGATGCCCCACGCAAGGCCAAGGCTGCTGACTACGACCACGTAGACATCATCCCCGTGAGCGACCCGAACGCGGCCACCATGAGCCAGCGGGTTGTGCAGTACCAAGCAGTCATTCAGATGGCGCAGATGGCACCGGATATTTATGACCTGCCACAGCTTCACAGGCAAATGTTGGCGGTGTTGGGTATCAAGGATGCCGACAAGCTCGTGCCCCTGCCGGACGACCAGAAGCCAAAAGACCCTGTGTCCGAGAACATGGCCGCGTTGCGTCTGGAGCCAATGAAGGCGTTCTTCTACCAAGACCATGAGTCCCACATCAAAGTGCACATGATGGCAATGCAAGACCCTGTAATCATGGAGTTGATTGGCCAGAACCCCAAGGCACCAATGATTCAAGGCGCAATGATGGCGCACGTTGCCGAGCACGTTGGTTTTGCTTACCGCCAAAAGATTGAGCAGCAGATGGGCATGCCCTTGCCACCGGAAGATGAGAAGCTGCCGCCTGAGATGGAAATTCAGTTGTCGGGCATGATGGCTCAAGCTGCACAGCAAGTGCTCCAGCAGAACCAAGCTCAGCAAGCTCAGAAGCAAAATCAGCAACAACAGCAAGACCCAATGATTCAGATGCAACAGCAAGAGTTGCAGATCAAGCAACAAGAACTTCAGCTCAAGCAGCAAGACATGCAGATCAAGCAACAAGAGGTGCAGGGTCGGTTGGAGCTGGACAACAAGCGGCTTGAAATGGAAGCCATGCACAAAGCCGGTCAACTGCAACAACAAAAGGAAGTGGCAAACATTGATGCCATGCACAAAGCCGGTCAACTGCAACAGCAGAAGGCAACGGCAAACATCTCTGCAATGGGCAAGGCGGGGGACATAAAGACCAAGCGTGAACAGATGCAGATGCAACACCAAGCCAACCAACAAAAGGAGACACCCACTAAATGATTTCCGAATTCGCACGCGTATTGCGCGAGAAATTACGCACCGACATGAACAACTACGCAGATGACTGCGCTGGTGGGGCATGCCGCAATTTTGACGAGTATCAAAAACTCTGCGGGACTATTCAGGGTCTAGCCATCGCAGAGCGCCATCTCCTTGACCTTGCTAAGAAAGTAGAAGAAGCCAATGAGTGAACTCGATCTAGAACCGGGGCAATTTGCCCTGCCTGAAATCCAACCCGTCGAAGCGCCAGCGCAAGACGCAACAGACGATGAAAAAGCCACCATGCTGCCAGAGCCGACAGGTTGGAAGCTGCTGTGTGCCGTACCCGATATCTCCGAAAGGATTGACGGTACTGAGCTTGATCTCGTGAAAGCCACCTCCTCCATGCGTCAAGAAGAACATGCAACAACTGTTCTGTTTGTGCTCAAGGTTGGCCCCGACGCGTACAAAGACCAGACCAAGTTCCCCGCAGGAGCGTGGTGCAAGAAAGGTGACTTTGTGCTCGTGCGTACATATTCAGGTACGCGCTTTAAGATTTTTGGAAAAGAGTTCCGGCTCATCAATGATGACCAAGTGGACGCTGTTGTGCAAGACCCTCGTGGGCTTACCCGCGCTTAAAAGGAGTAGATATGGCCGAATACAAGTTCCCCGACGAACTTGATGACAACAAGAATCAGAAGGTTGAAATTCAAACCGAAGAGGATGTTGAAATTGAAATCGTTGACGACACGCCTGAACAGGATCGTGGTCGCCGCCCCCTTGACAAAGAGGTAGCAGACCCAACCGATGATGAGATTGAGTCATACACCCAAGGTGCCCAAAAACGCATCAAAGAGTTGACCCATGCCCGTCACGACGAACGTCGAGCCAAAGAAACCCTTTTGAGGGAAAAGCAAGAGCTTGAGCGTCTTGCACAGCACTACGTCAGCGAAAACAACAAACTAAAGCAGTACGTAAGCAACGGCACAGAACAGTATGGCGCAATGGCCAAGTCTGCTGCCGAAGCTGAATTGGACAAAGCACGCCGGGAATACAAGGCAGCACAAGAGTCTTTTGACTCGGACGCTATTCTTGCCGCCCAAGAAGCGTTGTTTGAAGCCAAATCAAAAATGCAATATGCACAAAATTTTCGGCCACCCCCTTTACAAACCGAAAATTATGAGGTACAACCGCGACAACAAGCACCCGAACCGGTGCGTGCTGACGAAAAAACCTTGCGCTGGCAAGCAAAAAACCAGTGGTTTGGCACAGACGGGTTTGAAGAAGTTACCAGCTTTGCACTAGGGCTGCACCAGAAACTAGTCAACAACGGGGTCGATCCCCGCAGCGATGATTACTTCGAGCAAATAGATGCTCGCGTGAAGTCGAAGTTCCCTGAAGTTTTCGGTGGAAGCGACGAAAGGCCTAGGTCGAGTGAGACTCCGAGGCGTCCATCATCCGTGGTGGCCCCTGCATCACGTTCAACCGGGACAAGGAAGATACAGTTAACGCCGTCTCAAGCTGCGTTAATTAAAAAGTACAACCTCGACCCAAAAAAATATGTTGCAGAAGTTTTAAAACTGGAGAATCAAAATGGCTGAAAACCGTAACCCTCGTGACAATGTGTCACGCGAAAAGCAGGCTCGTGCTGTATACGTACCGCCGACTGCACTGCCCGATCCGACACCTGAACCCGGATATATCTACCGTTGGGTAGCTACACATGTCTTGGGTCAGCACGAACCGACCAACGTGTCACGTAAGTTCCGCGATGGCTGGGAGCCGGTGAAAGCAGTAGATCATCCTGAGTTAATGATTGTTGGGAGTGAAAAAACGGGTAACGTTGAAATTGGTGGCCTCATGCTTTGCAAGATGCCTTCCGATAAAGCGGATGCACGTAATGAGTACTACGACAAACAAGCTCAGAACCAGATGGAATCAGTGGACAACCACTTCATGCGAAACAACAATCCGATAATGCCGCTGTTTGCCGAGAAAAAATCGTCAGTCAGTCGCGGAGCCGGATTTGGTTCAGGTTCTAAATAAACAAGGAGTCCTTAAATGGCATCAGTAGCATCCCCTTACGGCCTAAAAGCCGTAAATGAGTTGGGCGGCACACCGTATGCAGGTGCGACCCGTTCTTATCTCATCGACCCCGCAGGTACTGCCTCGAACATTTACAACGGCTCGCCCGTGTACGTGAATGCGTCTGGCTATCTGGCTGTGGCAACCGCAACCGGCGCTGACGCGACCACCAATGGCTTTCCTACTGGCACCGCTAACACCGGTATCGTAGGTGTGTTCGTTGGCTGTTCGTACATCAACGCACAAGGCCAAGTAATCTATGCACAGTATTACCCCACAGGTACGACTGGCGTGATTAACGCTTACGTTGTGGATGATCCCGGTGTTGTGTTCCAAGTTCAGTCTGCTGGCTCTGTCACGCAAGCTGCATTGGGCGCAAACGTGTTTTTCACAACCAGCGCTGTGGCAACAGGCAGCACATCAACAGGTAACTCTACGGCTTCTGTCGTAGCCGGTTCCTCTGCTGTGACTACCACCGCAGCTTTCCGTGTTGTTGGGTTCGTTAATATGCAAGGCTTCTCGACTGTAGGCGATGCTTACACCGACATCCTTGTCAAAATTAACCCCGGCTATCACTCATTTACCAACGCAGTTGGCCTGTAAGGAGTAACTCAAAATGGCAATTTCACGCGCACAACTACTGAAAGAGTTGCTCCCCGGACTGAACGCATTGTTTGGTATGGAGTACGCACGCTACGGCGAAGAGCACAAAGAAATCTACGAAACAGAGAAATCTGAGCGTAGCTTTGAAGAAGAGACCAAGCTTGCTGGTTTCGGTGCCGCTCCCGTAAAGAATGAAGGTTCTGCAATTTCTTATGACAATGCGCAGGAAGCTTTCACCGCACGTTACAACCACGAAACCATTGCTCTGGGTTTCTCGATCACTGAAGAAGCGGTCGAAGATAACTTGTACGACAGCCTGTCTGCTCGTTACACCAAAGCTCTGGCCCGTGCCATGTCCTACACCAAGCAAGTTAAAGCCGCTTCCGTTATCAACAACGGTTTCAACGGTTCATACTTGGGCGGTGACGGCGTTACCTTGTTCGGTAACAACAGCTCCAGCACTCGTGTTGGCCACCCACTGGTGAACGGCTCTGTTAACTACAACAGCCCCACCACTGGTGTTGACCTGAACGAAACCTCTTTGGAAAATGCCGTGATTCAAATCGCAGCATGGACTGATGAGCGCGGTCTGTTGATTGCCGCCAAGCCTCGCAAGATGGTTATTCCACCTTCACTGATGTTCGTTGCCAAGCGTTTGCTTGACACTGAACTGCGTGTCTCTACTGCTGACAACGACATCAACGCGTTGAAGCAGATGGGTGCAATCCCTGAAGGCTACACCGTCAATCACTTCTTGACCGATGTCAACGGCTGGTATTTGATTACTGACGTTCCCAACGGCATGAAGCACTTTGAGCGTATGCCTCTGGCTAACTCAATGGACGGCGACTTTGATACCGGCAACGTCCGTTACAAAGCTCGTGAACGTTACAGCTTCGGCTGGTCTGATCCCCTCGGTATGTGGGGTTCTGCTGGCGCGTAAGCGAAAGTGGGGAAGGGGGCTAGCGCCCCCTATTCTTTTAAGGTATATTCAAACCATTCCGGGGTTTCCGGTGCATCTGACAGTCCCGGCTGACGACATGCAGACAGATGCGCTACTTGCATGTAAGGAATCATCATGGCACGCACTACATTTCAAGGCCCAGTCCGTTCTTTGGCTGGTATGTACAACCAAGGCCCAGCCGCTGTTGTTGCAATCACTGCTTCAACCACACTGAACCCTGTTGACCACGGCGGTCGCATTCTTTCCGTTGGTGGCACTTTGGCCGCAGACATCACTTTGACTCTGCCTACCATCAATGCTGATGCCAACCCAACTACTTCTGGCCCCGGCCAAGACCCCAGCACTTCAAACAACCAAGGTGTTGTGTACACAATCTGGGTTCCCACAACCATTGCTACCAGTTCTTTGAAGATCGGTACTGACGGTACTGACAAGTACATCGGCACCATTTTTGGTGTGGACACCGATAGCTCCAACGCTTTGGTGGCCTACACTGCCGCAGCCGCAAACGACTTCATCAACTTCAACGGTGGAACAACCGGCGGCGTTGCTGGTACTTGGGTGCAGATTTACGCAATCGCCGCACTGAAGTACATGGTCAATGGTGTTGCATTGGGTACAGGCACTGTTGCCACACCGTTTGCCAACTCTTAATCAACCCAACGGGGCTTCGGCCCCTGTTAAATCAGGAGTTTGATTATGACAATGCAGTATGACGTTAAGTCAACGCACTTGAACGCGTCTGGTTCGATCTTTGGTCAGCCAGCGCGTATCAAAGGGTTTTCAATTTGCGCCACCGCAAGTTCTGCTGGCACCCTCCTTCTAAAAGACGGCGGTTCCAGCGGCACCACGATGATTGAGATTGATATTCCCTCCAACTCAAACCCCAACTCGTTCTACGTGTTGGTGCCGGGCGAGGGTGTCAGGTGCTACACCAACATTTATGCAACGCTGACAAACATTGCCAGCGTGACGGTGTTCTATGGCTAAGTCCCCAGCATGGCAACGCAAGGAAGGGAAATCCGAGAAGGGCGGCTTGAACGCCAAAGGTCGGGCTTCCTACAACAAGGCGAACCCCGGCAAGCCGGGTCTGAAAGCTCCTCAACCAGAGGGCGGCAAACGCCGCGACTCCTTTTGCGCCCGTATGGAAGGCATGAAGAAGAAGCTGACAAGCGCCAAGACCGCAAAAGACCCAGATTCGAGGATTAACAAAAGCCTTCGGGCTTGGAAATGTTGAGGTAATCATGGCTAAATCAGACACACCGCAGTTCAAAGTGCCAATCCAACAATTGCCTTATATGGGTGAAAAAGCGGAAGCACGTATTCCTCCTCCCGCGCAACGCAGTAAACCCAATTCGGAATTAAAAATTCCTGATAAGAATTACGCCAAGGGTGGCTCAGCTTCTTCCCGCGCAGATGGCTGTGCGGTCAAAGGCAAAACAAGAGGTAAATACATATGAACGAACAGAACCAAGAAACTTTGAAGCACATCCTTGATGGTGCGTCTTTAATCACCGTCATAGGAACGCTTGTGGAATTCTTACCTGCTGTCTCAGCACTGCTCAGTATTGTTTGGGTGGCAATCCGCATCTACGAAACTGACACTGTGCAAAAGCTTCTTAATCGCAAGAAAGATGACGATGCCAAGCACGAGTAAGAAACAACACAATTTCATGGAAGCGATTGCGCACTCGCCATCGTTCGCCAAGAAAGTCGGAGTCCCACAGTCTGTGGGCAAGGATTTTTCAACTGCCGACAAAGGCAAAACTTTTAAAAGAGGTGGTGATATGGCTAAAGCAAACCCGTTCATGGAAATGATTGCCAAGAAAAAAGCAATGGCAGCAGGTAAAAAAGAAATGCCAATGAAGAAAATGGCTGCTGGTGGTTACACCAGCGCGGCTGATGGCGTTGCTACCAAAGGCAAAACCAAAGCCAAGCAGATCGTCATGAAAAAAGGCGGGAAGTGCTGAGATGAGAGCCAGCCGTGGGATGGGGGACATCAACCCCTCCAAAATGCCCAATGGTGTGAAGAAATCACGCCGCGATGACACCGACTTCACTCAGTACAAAGAAGGCGGCAAAGTCAACGCGGCGGGTAACTACACCAAGCCTACCCTGCGCAAGAAGATTGTGTCTCAGGTCAAGGCAGCGGCTACCCAAGGTACTGGCGCAGGTCAATGGTCAGCCCGTAAAGCGCAACTTGTTGCCAAGAAATACAAGGCCGCAGGCGGGGGCTACAAAGATTGAAAGCGCCGCAACAGTCCTTAAAAAACTGGGGCGACCAGAAGTGGCGTACCAAGTCGGGGAAGCCTTCAAGCAAGACGGGCGAACGGTATTTGCCTGAAGCGGCTATTAAGTCATTGTCACCAGCAGAGTATGCTGCGACAACCAAAGCCAAACGCAAGGGTAAGGCGGCAGGTAAGCAGTTTGTGGCCCAGCCAAAAACTATTGCAAAGAAAACAGCGGGGTACAGATAATGGCTAATGGTGCAGGACAAAGTTCTTTTGGTGGTGGCTACGGTCAACAATCTAACCCGTTTGGCGGTGGCCAAATGCAAGGCGGCTACGGCGGCGGTCAAGGTTTTGGTGGTGGTTACGGCGGCGGTCAAGGCTACGGCGGTCAAGCCTTTGGCGGCTATGGGGGTAATAACGGCCAGATGCAGGGCGGCTATGGCGGTGGTCAAGGTTTTGGTGGCGGATTTCAACCGCAAGGGCAAAGCCCATTTGGTCAAAGCCTGAATAGCGGCTACGGCAATCGAGGCGGA